ATATATGAACTTGCCATAATTATCTCCTAATTAAATTGTGCTCCTCCTGTTGCTCCATGAGAAATTGTCATTGTAAATTCTCTTGCTGCTCCAACTTGAGTTTCTGCATCTGTTGGAGTTATTTCAAAAGTATAAGTTGTTGTTTCTGTACTTCCACTTTCTGTTCCACTAATTACTCCTGTTGCAGTTGCTAATGTAACACCACCAGGAAAACTTCCTGATGTTTTTGCATAAGTAATTGCACTATCTGAACTAGCTACAACAGTTTCTGATATAGCTTCTTCTGCTCCAAAAGTTCCTAAAGAACCTGCACCAGTTGTCCATGTTGGAGCTGTACTAGCTTGTAAAATTGCGTTAGTTGACATTCCAGCATTACCATCTGGATTCTCTACTCTAACTCGGTAATCTCCAAGAGGTAAATCGAAGGTTGCCGAGATAGAAGTTGAACTTGCCCAAGAAACTACTGAAGCTCTTGTATATGCATTTGTTGAACTTACTGCTTCTACAATTGGTACATGAGTAGAATCAGATGCAAAATTTGTTCCTGTAATAGTTACACTTGTTGCTATACTTGGAGGGATGATTGCACTTACTGCAGTTACAGTAGGTTTTGCTTCTACTGCATCTATCCAAGATAATTGATTTGATGATGTTCCATCTGTTGATAAAACTTGTCCATCAGTTCCAACTCCTGTAGGGAGTGTTAAAGTATATCCAGCACCTGCTGAATGAGCAGGACTTTGCAATATGTACTGCATGAGTATTTTGTTCACAATTTAAAGTTAACTTACCAGCAGCACTTGCACCATCACCTTTGATTTCTAATCCAGGTGTAAATTCTGTTTTAGCATTAGTAACTGCATCAGCAGCTAACTTTCCTGTAGAAACATTTAAATCTTTAACCTTTGCAGTTTCAACTGCATCAGTTGCAATTTTTCCAGCAGTAATTATACCATCAGAAATATCACTTGAAGTTAAAGCTTTTCGTGCAGGAGTTGCACCAACATATGCCATTTATATTATCCTTAATATTATGTACTAATTGAATCAACAACACTTAAAATAATATCAACAGAAGAAGCGGCTGAAGCATAAGCTTCAACTGAATCACCAGTTTGTAATACAACTTTTGAACCACCATCAATTAATTCTAAACTTCCACCTGTAGGGATGGGAGCCGATTTAATAATGTGATAATCAGTTGCACTATTAACTACCATAACAGTAATATCTACTGATGAACCAGAAGTATTAGTACATCTAACACCTATGATTGCATCATTTGTTGTAGTAGCTGCTCGTAATTCTGTAGCAGAACCAGAGCTGTTTGATATATTTCGTTTTAATGTTCTTTGAAAATTTTGAGCCATTTATTATCCTAATTATACCATATTTTTGCCATAATGTAAACCATTATAAAGCAATCGCCATAGCTACAGCAAAACCTGCAGTAGCTTTCGTATCTATTTGAGTTTGTGCATTAGAACTCAAAGTATTAATATACTGGAATTCTGTACTTGTAACAGTTCCATCTGCTATTTTTGTAGCATCTATTGAAGCAGATAAAGTTGTTACTCCTGCTTTAGTTGAAGTAAATGCACCACTTATCGCTTGATTTTTCCAAACACTTGCAGCATCATCATAAATTAAATAATTTGCATCTGCGATAGCTGCAATAGTTACATCATTTAATTCTGATAATTCATTTTCTGTTGCAACTTGACCATCAACATAAGCTGTTGTTGCAAGTTTAGTTGAGTTATCACTTGCTGATTGTGTAGGAGCTGTAGGGTCTCCAGTTAAAGCTGGAGAAGCTAAAGGTGCTTTTAAATCTATTTGGTCTTGAGCATTTGAACTTAAACTATTTATATATTGAAACTCTGTACTTGTAACAGTACCATCTGCAATCTTTGTTGCATCAATAGCTGCTGCTGCTTTAATACTTGCATTAGCTAAATTTGTAATTGAGTTACCAGTAGCATCTTCATCTATTGTTTTATTTGTAAATGTAGTAACACTATCTGCTGTAACAGTAGAATGTGATTGTGCATCAACATAAGCTTTAATAGATTGTTGAGATGCAACTGCTATAGCAGAATCATCAGCTAAAGTATCGTCATCTAAAAATGCTGTACCACTAAGTGTTCCATTTAAAACTGGGCTAGTTAATGTTTTAGCTGATAAAGCTTGAGTTCCAGTTAATGTAACAACACTACTATCAATTGCAATATCATCTGCATTTGCAGTAATACCTGTTCCACCAATAACATTTAAAGTAACATCACCTGATGTTCCTCCACCTGTTAAACCACTTCCTGCAACAACTGAAGTAATATCTCCAACTGGTATAGTTGCTACTTGAGTATCAACATATGTTTTAATAGATTGTTGTGAAGATACAGCAGTTGCAGAATTAGAAGACATAGTATCTTCATCTTTAAAAGCTGTTCCACTAATAGTTGTATTAAGAACTGGACTTGTTAATGTTTTATTTGTAAGAGTATCTGTAGTATCTTTACCAACTAATGTATCTGTTGAAGTAGGTAAAGTTATTGTTCCAGTATTTGAAATTGTTGCTATAACTGGAGCAGTTAAAGTTTTATTTGTTAAAGTTTGTGCTGTTGTTTTATCAACTGTTATTGCTGTATCAATTACTAATTCATCAGCATTAGCAGTTATACCATTTCCACCAATTGCATTTAAAGTTGGTATTGGTCCTGATAAATCTGTTCCAGTTAAACCACTTCCTGCTACAATAGAAGTAATGTCTCCGACAGGGACTGCATCTACATAAGCTTTAATTGCTTTAGCAGAAGCTAGTGTATCATCACTTGCTGAAACTGAAGCTAAATCTGTATCAACAGATGTTATACCAGTTGAAGTACCAATAACTAAAGTATCTAAATTTACAGTACCATCAAAGTATGCATCTTTAAATTCTAAAGAAACTGTACCTAAATCTATATCATTAGTTAAAATTGGAACGATTGCTCCATCTTGAATTCTTAATTGTTGAACTGCTGCAGAACTTACATCTGTATAAAATTCTAAATGTTTATTTGCAGTATCAACTAAAATTTTATTTAATGGTGTAGCAACACCTGAATCTCCAAGGACAGAAATAACAGGACCTTCGGCTGCTGTGCCATCATGTTTATGTCCTGAAGTATTACTAAAAGCTGCTACTAAATCATTAAATTCATTATTTAAATCAACAGCTTCAATTGTAAGAGCATCAGCTATTTCGGCTGAACTTTGTCGTACATAACCTGCCATATTATCTTCTTCCTCCTGCTATAAATGATACAAATAATCCATTAACTGCATATGCAGCATTCGTATCATTACTATAAAATCTAAAACTATTTGAAAAACCACTTCCTATTACTAACATTCTTTTACTTGGTAAAGTTACTGCACCATAAGTTCCAGTTCCATATACAGCACTTCCAAATAAAGATGTAGCTGCTAAATTACCAACATTAAATACACCAGGTTGGGGAACATCTGAAGATTCAAAATCATATCTAATTCTTAATTTTAAATCGTCTTGTATTCCTTCTGGTTTAATATTTGCTTTAACAGCATAAAGACTTTTTCTTAAACCATTATCGCCATAATCCATATCTGGTGTTTGAAATACTCCACTAATATTTTCACCATTAAAATTATTTCCACTATCATGCAAATAAACATATCCACTTTCATCTGCACTAAATTTCACTTCTTCATTAGAAGTATTTAAATCTGAAGCACAAGTCTTAACGACTAAACCTTTTGTATTACTCCATTCAAAAGCAGGGATTCCCTGTTCATCAAATTTAAATGTTCCTATAATTCCTTTTTGACTTGCATCTGCTTGACCTGATTGAAAGTAAAATAATCTGTATTGACTTCTTTCTCTAATAACCATACTTGAAAGAGTATAATCAGCAATATTATCTAAAAGGTCATTTATTAAAGGTAAGATTTTTCTACTAACAGAACCGATTTCAACGTCAGCAATTCTAGCTGTTCCAGCAACTGTTCTTAATCCATCAGGTGCTAAAAATATTAAATCTCCACCAATTTCCTGAATTGTATTTCCATCTATACAACCTATATTTTTGGTTATAGACTTAAGTATAGGGTCAGAATCAAGACTTGTCAACTCAAATATACTATTTTTACAAAATATAATAAGAGTATTTCTAAAAACTTTAATGCCTACAATAATATCTCCAACATCAATTGCTCCTGAACCAGTAGCTTCAAAATCATAAGGTTTTAAGCGGCTACTATAAGCAACAGTACTTGTTGATACTGATTGTCCAGCTACAACTAATCGTTCTGAAAAGATAGTACATCTTTTAGGATTAACTGGAGCTGACCTTTGTAGTTCTTCAAAGTAATAAGTATTAACTCCACCTGAAGTTGTAATCTGAAATTCAGCTACTTTATTGGTACTATCAACAATATATAAAGTTCCATAAGCACCATTAGATTCATAGTTAGCAAACTGATTATAAGCTTGATTTGTTCTTGCAACTGTTGTAGCACTAGCTACTTCAGCAGAAGTCATTCCACTTCTATAAATAGTTTGAGTACTAGCAGTAGATACAACTTCAATATCTAATGTTAAATTTGTATTATCTGTAATAGATAAAACTCTATATGTAATACTATTAATTTTTACTCTATCATCTACAGCTAACTCAGTTGTAAATGATGTTCCAGTTCCAACAACTGCTGCTGAACTTGCAGTTACTGCAACTGTACCAGTTAAACTTTTATAAGTATCTTTATTAATTTGAAGCCAAGTAATACCATCTGTACTCCAATAAATATTATTACCTTGACAAGCAATAACTCCATTAGCATATGGAACTATTCCTGTTATAGCATCTGTAGTTGTACCGCTTGGACTAGTTGAACTTCCTCCACCCCATTTTGTAAAACCATTTATTCTTCGATAGCCACCTGTTGTAGCTGATTCAAAGTTTTGTAAAATAGTTGCTGCTCCAGGTGTTCTAAATAATGCATGAGCACTTGAAACTAAATCTAAACCTCCTGCAACTGTAATGGAAGCTCCTTGTGTTGGCATTTAAATTTTCCTTATGGTAACAAATACGTAAATCTTACGTCTGACATATATTGTGGTTGTGGTGAATTTAAATTATCAGCCATTGACTGTAATCCTTTTTTATATTCGTCTAATGCTAATTGTGATTGAGCTATATTATCTTTAAATTGATAAATATAATATCTAGCTCTTGCTAATAAAACTGTTTTATATTGTTCTGGAAATGCAACTTCATCTGTATCAGCAGATAAAGCAGTTGGTCTATTGTATGCAAAGAAATAAATTCTATATACACCATCTGGTATAGGTGATAATCCAAATCTTCTTCCATCTGAACTTCTTATAACTCTAACAGGTGTAGCATAGGTTGAAGAGTCTGCTGCAGCTTTTTCTTCTGCTGCTGCATAAGTATCTCTCCAAACTGTTAGAGTTGTAAAAGGAATTTTACTAATTGTATAAGGTGCAGTTTTTCCTGATACCCCTTCCGTTGATAAAGTAAAAGCATCCCAATTAACTGAATCATAATCAGTATCTACTCCTGTTGACCCAGCTTTTAAAAGATACCATCTTTGACCTTCTACTGTATTAATATAAGTATTTCCATAATAAGGGTCATCAGGTTCAGCAGTACTTAACCATGACCAATTATCTACAGAATCTACTATATCAGAGTAAGCTCTATTTACACAGTTTGAAACTTGTTTTTGTACGCCTACTCCACTAGAAATTGCTGTAAGTTCTGGTTCATTAAGTTCTACTAATAATTCATTAGTTAATGCTAAATAGGTCTTTGCCATAATACTTCTTCTTATTTACAATCTGAATGGTCGCAATCTGATAACTCATCAATTGCTTCATCAATTTTTTCTAAAACTATTTCTTCTTTAGCTTCTAACTTTTGAAGTTCTGCGAAATGTTTCTTAAGCTTTTTTAAAGCTTCTTTCATTGGATTCCTTTTTAAAATTAAGTGGCTATAATAAGTACCACAACAACTACTGCTACTGCAATAGAAACTTTTTTATGTGCTACTATATAAGCCCACGCTTGTTTCATATGTTCCATATATAATCCTTTATTTAAAAGACAGGGGGTATATTGCAACCCCCTATCTAGATGTTAGGTTTAATACTAACAATAACGTATAGACTAATAAATTAGGCTATAACGTAAATTGTTCTTCCTATACAATTAGTTCTAAGAACTTTTCTTCCGAAGACAAGTAATCCTCTTACTATGTCAGCGAAAGTAGTAGTACTTCTTAAACTTTCAACAATCTTCAATTGAGATGCACACGAAACGGCACTCATTTGACCCCATGTTGCCACAGGAGCAGTTGCTGTCCCAGCAGGTGTAGCTGCTGTTAAGTCATTTGTTGCTAGATTATTTGATTTGTACATTTGGAAACCTCTAACGAGACCACTTGCAACTAATCCATTTCTAAGACTACCTTTACCAGCGTTGTAATCAACTGATAATAGTTTAGAAGCTGTGTTAGCTAAAGATTCGTACCACTCAGGTGCTCCAACAAACCAACGACCCTCTTCAGGGCAATTTTGTCTGTCGAGAAAAAAAGCAGCTTGACTCATCTCATTTAAAGGGTCAACTTCACCAGTTCCAAAACCTATTGTGTCAGGTGTTGATGTACTTCCTTGTCTAGTAGCACCGATAGATGAAGCGTCAAGACCTAGATATGTAAAGACATTACTGTCTAAAGCATCTCTTAGCTTGTATGCTGCATTGTCTGATGCAATAGATTGGAAATTGATATGTGAAAATCTCTTTTCAATATCATCTAGTGCGAATTGAAAGTATTTAGCTTGGTCTACTGTGAGAACAAGCTCGTTGTCTGTTAGTGCTGTAGCAGAAGTCGCTAGACCTCTAGTATAATCACTTACAGTTATTTGTGGTTCTTGTACTATATTGACTGTGTCTCCAAAGTTTTTAATTTCACCCATATAGTCTGTGTTACAGATTGCTTCTGCAACAGATGCTTTACGAAGTGCTATTTGAACTTTCTTTGAGTATATTTGAGGTACCCAAAAGGCGTTAGCCTGTGTTCCACTCGGTGTTTCTCCACCAAAGTTAGTAGTACTTGAACCTGCAAAATTTGCCATAATTTATGACTCCTTTTTGTTTGGTTGATAAAATGAAAGTATTATTATTAACAACATTTAT